GCAGATTTGGAAAATTTGCGCCGTGCAAATTCTCATTTTGCAACTGAAAATCATATCCTACGAGAACAATTAAGAAGCAAATAATATGAACGATATAAAAGATAAACAAATAACCATAACCGCGGTGAACCATTATATGTTGAATAGTGAGTTGACCGTGACTCTCAATTGGGATGCAAATATTGAGGCTTGGACCACCACATTTAAAACCATTCTTATGCATCAAGGGTTTTGTGAAGACACAATTAAAGAGCTGTTTGCGGACCGCAACCATCTTATACTACCATGAGCGCACAAACATACAAAGGATATAAACACTTCTTTATTGATGTGGAAACCACCGGAACCGATCGACAATTGCACAATGTTTTCCAAGTTAGTGGAATTCTTACTGATGAAAATTACAATACGCTAGAAAAATGTGACCTGCGCTTTAAGCCCTTTAGTCTAGATCACGTTGAACAAGGTGCATTGGAAAAAACCGGTATGACACTTGAGACTCTAAATACTCCTTCCCTGAATAGTTTAGAAGCCTACATGCAATTCACTGAGTTGCTTTCACGTCATTGCAATAAGTTTGACAAGAAAGACAAGATTCATTTTGTTGCATATAATGCTAATTTTGATGCTGACTTTATTCGTGCATGGTTTTCTAAACACGGCGACAATTATTTTGGCAGCTGGTTTTGGCATCCGCCAATTTGTGTCATGGGCATGATGACGTGGATTACGCAAAGAGTAAGAGGTGCTTTACCCAACTTTAAATTATCAACATTGTGCCAGTGTGCTGAAATTGAATGGGATGAATCAAAAGCACATGATGCTAAGTATGATATTAAAAAAACAATGGAATTGTTTATGTATGCAAAAAAATTTATGCCTTCTCTGTAACCAATAAAATAAACACATGAAAACAATTGCTCAGCAATTAAACATCCAGAAGTTTCCATTTGTCATCAAAGACGCCGATGGTAATCGGATTTACTACGAGGATTCAGATGGCGTTTGGATAAAGCGGGAATATGCTGATGGCCAGATGATTCGCTACGAGGATTCCGATGGACGTATTAGGGACTATCGACCTAAAACAGACGTCCAAAAAGCCATTGAGTTGCTTACAAAGGAGGGATTGCTGGTGAATGGACAGACGCTTAAGCATATACCAAAATGAACAATCTTATCTTGTCTATTTAGACATCATTTGCTCTTAAATTTCATTGTAAAAGAATAAAATGCATATTTTTCACAATTTATGCATTTTTTCCTTTACAAGTGCGGGTTTTTATTGTATAATAATTCTGTAAGGAAAAACAATATGAAAGTTATCAAAAGCAAAAAAGTAATGGCAAAAACAAGTGGAAAACTCAAATCTTTTGACCCTATGTCGATTGTGGTTTTGGCACCTAAAAAGATCAACTCCTATTGCCGCTCTGCTGCCTATCGCAAACTGAAAAGTATCAATATGAATGGTACTGACAGCGAAGTTTATTGAAAGATAAATACCGATTCACATTGGATAAATTGCAAACTCAAATCAGTGCCTAACTTTGCTAAATAAAACAAAAATATGAAATTGATATATCGTCTCATTAACATCATTAGACCATGCCCAGCACCAAAGTATGGCAGCGGCATTTTTAATCAACGCACTTGGTTGCAACGCGAAGTTGAAGACGCTCTTCACAAACAAGCATGTTACCGCGTGTTTGGTATTCGATGAAAGCAACACAGCATATAAATTATATTATGAAAGATAAAAACTATATTGTACTTGATAGGAACGGCGCTGAAGTAATTGTTTTGGCACGAAGTGCCGGTGAAGCATTGGGTATTTTTCTTAAGCGTGGCCGCAGCGGCCTGGGCGCCGGATGGGTTTTTACACGCCAACCCAACGGATGGATTGTTGCAAGCAACAAATCACATAAGACACTTGAACGTACCTACTATAAACTGCGTGAAGAAGATCACACCACATCCAATTGGCGCCATTTCTAAAATTAAGCACAAATTAATTATATTATGAAATTACCTACACTATACAGTCGCACGAGCACGGGAGCCATTCAAGTATGGACCGTCGAAATTCAAGAAAATGCTTACCGCACATTGCATGGTCAATACGGTGGCAAGATTGTCACAACCGAATGGTTTACAGCTGCTCATACCAATGTTGGCCGAAGCAATGAGCGTGATGGTGCTGCACAAGCGCTGTTTGAAGCACAAGCATGCTGGAAGAAAAAGCGTGACAGCGGAATGTTTGAAGACATTCTGGCGGTTGATACCTTTACATTCGTTGAGCCGATGTTGGCAAAAAAGTGGGAAGATCGCCGAAGTAAGGTTTCATTTCCAGTGTATTGTCAACCCAAGCTGGATGGCATGCGTGCTGTGATTACACGTCATGGCGCAACAAGCCGCAACGGCAAGCCGTGGGTAACCATCCCGCATATTCTCAAAGCATTGGAGCCAGTGTTTGCGGCATACCCAGATTTGATTCTGGATGGTGAATTGTATTGTCATGGGCTGCATGATGACTTTAACAAGATCAGTTCGCTTATCAAAAAGACTAAGCCTACAGCTGCAGATCTTGAGGAAAGCGCTGCAACCATTGAATATCACTGGTATGACATTGCGGACAGCAAGATGAAGTTTCTTGATCGCAACATGAAGATTGGCCGCATTTGCACAGAATATGATTTCAATCAAAAGTCAGTGGTTGTTCCGGTTGTGACATATGTTGCATGTGACATACAGAAGCTTGATGAGCTGTATGGTATTCTTCTTGAAGATGGCTATGAAGGCCAGATGGTTCGTACCAATGAGCCGTATGAATTTAAGCGCAGCAACACGCTGCTTAAGCGCAAAGAATTTCAAGATGATGAATATCGTATTGTAAGCATTGAAGAAGGCAACGGCAACAAAACTGGAATGGCTGGTTATGCCGTTCTTGAGCGCGAAGATGGTGTATGTTTCCGTAGCAATATCAAAGGCAATCATACGTTCCTAAAAGCGCTGCTACCGCAGGCTGCAAGTTATGTTGGGCAATATGCAACATGTAAGTACTTTAACTTGACTCCATCAGGAATCCCTAGATTCCCTTATGTGATTGGGTTTCGCGCTGGACGTGGAATGGACTAACAATATAAACATATGAAACGTGAACGTATAATACATGCAGCAATTATGATTTGTATTTTAATCGTAAATTTTATGCTATTTGCAATGATGGCATACGGCATATATGCTGCGGTTAACTGGTTGCATAAAGCGGTTACTCTGATTCTTCTTTAAATATGCCACAGTGGCATATTTAAGTAACATGTTGGTAGTCTGTAGCGGAAAAATATACATTTTTCTTCATTTTTTCCTTTACAAGTGCCGGTTTTTATTGTATAATAATTCTGTAAGGCAATCAATCAACTACAATACCACATATGAATACCACTCGTTCCACCAATTACATCAAGACTGTTATCAATGACCAATCAGGAATTGCTGAGCTCCGAAGGGTGCAGGCATCTGCACGGGTCTTCAATCTTGAGCAAAAACTGATGCAGGAAAAAAATCCTACTCATATTCGCCTTGTTCAGCGTGTTGATCGCTTTGGTCGACTTGGGAAGAATAATCCTGCGGCTGTCGGTTACCGCGAGCGTGCAGAGAAGCAGAGGCGCAATTACATCTACTTTGATGCTAATCCTTATCAGCGCATTGCAATTGCTGATGCTGCAACGGTTGACATTTACGTTCGCACCAGTCACCATGCGCAACAATACATTTATGACTCTATCTGAAGATATGCGGGTCGCTATACATGCTCAAATTTTACAATATGCTTATGACTGCTGAAGAAACGCTAAGATCTGTTGCGGACTCTGTTCGGCTCTCTGTTGAGGACTCTGTTTGGCGCTCTGTTTGGCGCTCTGTTCGGCTCTCTGTTGAGGACTCTGTTCGGCGCTCTGTGCGGGACTCCGTCGAGGATTCTGTTGAGATCTCTGTTCGTGATCAAATGCTAGAATACGCTTATGACTGTTGAAGAAAAGCTAAGATCTGTTGGGAACTCTGTTGGGCTCTCTGTGTGGCGCTCTGTTGTGGACTCCGTCGGGCGCTCTGTATATGACTCTGTACAAGACTCGGTTTGGAACTCCGTTGATGACTCTGTTTGGGTCTCTGTGCGGGACTCTGTCGCGCTCTCTGTACATGGCTCTGTGCGGGACTCTGTTCGTGATCAAATGCTAGAATATGCTTATGACTGTTGAAGAAACCTTAAAGGACTCTGTTGGAGGCTCTGTTGTGTACTCTGTGCTGGGCTCTGTACATGTCTCTGTTGTGGACTCTGTTGAGGTATCTGTTCGGCACTTTGTGCGGGACTCTGTTGTGGGCTCTGTGCTGGGCTCTGTACATGCTCAAATACTAGAATACCGTTATGACTGTTGAAGAAACCTTAAAGGACTATGTTGCGGGCTCTGTTGTGTACTCTGTGTGGCGCTCTGTTGTGGACTCCGTCGGGCGCTCTGTATATGACTCTGTACAAGACTCGGTTTGGAACTCCGTTGATGACTCTGTTGCTGCTCAAATTTTACAATACGTTTATGACTGCTGAAGAAACGCTAAGATCTGTGCGGTTCTCTGTTGTGAATTCTGTTTGGGACTCTGTTCGGCTCTCTGTTCGGCTCTCTGTTTATGACTCTGTTATGGTCTCTGTGCGGGACTCTGTGCGGTTCTCTGTTGCGAATTCTGTTGAGGATTCTGTTCAGAGCTCTGTATATGATGAAATTTTAGAATATGCTTATGAAACCCGTTAAAATATATTTAATTCGCCATGGCCAAAGTGAAGGCAATGTTGATACCCAAGTGTATTATGATAAAAATGATTGTGACATCCAATTGACACCTCTGGGTCATACACAAAGTTTAGCGGCAGGCTCTCAACTTGCAAATATAATCACACACCCAAATCCGCATCTTATTTGCAGCCCATACGTGCGCGCAAAGCAAACCGCAAGCAATATCTACAGTGTATTGTCACAAGAAATGACACCCATCCTTACGCAGGATGTATTGCTGCGTGAGCGTGAATGGGGCAGCTTAAGAACTGTTGTAGACAATCGCCATCTTAAACGCGAACAACATTTTAATTTTTATTACCGTGCAGAATGCGGTGAAAGTTATGCAGATGCCTATGCACGCGTGGTGTCATTTTTTCATGGCGTAACACTGCAGCGTCTGTGTCACCCAAATGATGACCGTCCAATTGTTATTGTTTCACATGGTGAATGGATCCGCCTTGCGCTAATGTATCTTGACGGAAACGATGTGGAACACTTTACGGCCAATCGTCGCAACCCAAAAAACTGTAGTATTCAAACGAGAACATTATCATAAAGTCCTTTACATTATTATGAAATTATATTATAATAAATCACAATGAAAAACAAACACACAAAAGAAACGCTAAAAGCCACGCTTCAAACTGGTGCGCATGCCGTAACATTTACTAAGCTGAATGGCACGGTTCGTGAAATGATCGCCTCTCTGCACGCTGACGATATTCCAGACGAGCATACTCCCAAAGGAACTGGCATTGTTAGCGATGCTGCAGACTCGCCGTTGCGTGCATATGACATTCCTAATCAAGGATGGCGTTCAATTAATGTTAGCACGGTTACCAGTGTAATCCCATTCAATGAAGCATGAGTACTCAATTTAAAGCAGGGCGAGTAATAGCGTCTGACAGCAAATGGACTGGAGAAGAACCGGATTGGCATGGTTGGGAAAAGTGGGATACTGAAAAATTCTATCGTGTTCGCAACCGTGCATTACAATTCTATAATTATTACCTTGATGCTGCAGCAATGAAGCCAATGGTATTGATATGGATGAAAAAACAAGGATATCCCCAAAGTGACATCACAGCAATTAAAGATGCTGGTCCAAATGTATTGCCTAGCACTGCCGGCAAACTGGTGAGGTGTATGGAACGAGGCATGCCAAGTCTACACCCAGATGCAGCGCGGCATTATTTGAATTTGCCTTTTCATGATGAGCCGCCAATTCCTAAAGATGACGTGCAGGTTGTTAAAGATGAAATTAATGCTGCATTGGTGTTGTTAAAAAATGCTGAACATGCAGTTTTACAAAAAAATAACGTGTGTAAAGCATATGTTCCGTCACCATTAGAGCGCATTAAAAATAAAGTTGAAAAGGAAATCATTGCGGAATTATTGGAACCATTGCTTGATGCCTGGTGCGACACTAGGGAGAATGTTGCATGTGTAAATCTGGTAAGTACTTTGCGTGATGGTAAAGTACCAGCACAAGCATGCAAATATATTCTTGAATGGCTAAATAAAGTACATGCGCAATTTGGTGGCGCACTCAACAAAAGCGACGAACAGCTTGTGCAAGGGTACAAATATATCGATCGCGCCAATTTGCGTAAGATTGTAAAAAACATTGAGCTGATGATTGCAGAAGTAAATGATCATGCTCGTGTCAAGGTTAGCATGCGCAAACCGCGCACAAAAAAGGTTAAGGATGCTAGCAAACAGGTTGCTAAACTTAAATATCAAACCAATAGCAGTGAATATCATATTGATAGTATTAGTCCTGCACGTGTACCAACAGCACAACGATTATATGTGTTTAATACCAAGACACGCCAGCTCGGTGTTTACCTTGCAAGCGGCAGTGCTGGATTTGAAGTAAAAGGAACAAGTATCAAAGGCTATGACACAAGTACCAGTTACATTGCAACGCTGCGCAAACCAAAAGATGTATTGAATGCAATATTAGCAAGTACTCCTAAAGCAATGGACAAAACACTTGAACGGTTTAAACTAAAAGAAAAACCTGCAAATGGAAGATTTAATGAACACACCATTCTACTTAAAGTAATTGAAAACAAACTATAATGACTGAAGAACTACCAATTAAAGTAATAAGTAAACAAGAATTTGCAATGCAAATTGAAAGACGTGTACAGCAAAAGGAAATGGGCTATCTTGAGGCTATAATTGACTATTGTGATAGTCATGGATTGGAAGCCGATGATGTTCATAAGTTGGTTGTTGGTAGTCTTAAAGAAAAACTTGAAGCTGAAGCGCAACGCAACAACCTATTACCCAAATCGTCAACTAAAGTTTTTGCGTGATTTGTCTTTCCACTGAAACTGGTGCTACACCATTTGATGTATGGAGTGTATACACCGCAATCAATCTGCATTTTAAAAAAGGTGGCAGCTATGATGCATTTAAGTTTAACTTTAAGGGCCCTCGATTAAAGCGTGAAAGCTTTATGACAAATCCTAATCGTTACACCTTTGAAAAATTAGCACGTGCTTATCCCAAAAAGAATGACCTGATTTGCTATTTTATGAGCAATGTTATTGCAGGTAATGTGTGGGTCAACACCATGAACAGTGACGCATATAATGAATGGCTTTCTCGCATACAAGCATTGGATTATCACTTTAAAAATGAAATGAGTAATGTTGCGGCCATTGCACAAAACAATGATTATTCGTTTGATGCGCTGTTTGAGTCTAGCAATAAGAGTGATACACCAGCCATCTACAAACTTTACCAAGGTGAAAAAGTAAGTCTTGAATCATTAGTAATATTAGACAAACTTTTAAACTTTACAAAGAATATAAATAAAAATCTAAGTGATCCGCTTGGAATATCTAGCGATATTACACACCGCATCATTAAGTATAAACCTTTTATACAGTCAGCAATGAATGTACAAAAAAACAAAACAATTGTAATAAATTTGTTTACAACTGTAAGCAAATAGATTTTAATCATACGTATATATGTCATATTTGGTTGCAAACATACCTCCAATTGAAGTTTATATTCGTAAGGAATTTCTTTATGACTTTTTATGTGATGCTGATGGAAAAAGTCTTGGCGTAGGCGAATATGAATCGGCACATTGGATTACAACAAAGAGCATCCAAAATCAAGCACTATATTTTGAATCCTTTTTGCATGATTATGGTGCTCTTTATGATAAACTTCCACTGCATGCCTTTACATGGCGTAAAGACGTTAGCATCTCAAAGCTATATCCATTAAACATGCTGCAACTATGGGATTGCTTTTCATACAACATTACTGTAATAAAAAAGCAACGGTTGCGCAACGCAAGATGCGAAGTTTTGATGAAAGATCGCTCGCGCGCGGCCGGTGTCTATTTGTTTACAATAGATTCATGTTCGTCAGAGCCAAATGAAATTGATGTATCATGGTCAGAAACACCAAACGAACACAAGTCATTCAACATTATCAAATTGGATAACGGGCAGTTTGCCGCACAACCCAATAATCGTATCATTTGGAAACATCAATCACGAACGCCTTCGAGCGATTTAAAGACTCCTTATTTTAAATTTTCAACACAAACATGGGTTTGCGAAAATAGTGACCGATGGAGTGCATCTGCCGCAACGTCATTCACCTATGATGAATAAATAATTTCTATCAATTGGAAACTTTATATTTTAAACAAAACTATTTACATGGTTTGCATTTTATGATATAATAATCCTGTTGGTATAATACAACACAAAACAATACAACAACATACACTGTAAAAAATAATATGTCATTCGAACAACTAAAACAAAATCGGTCAGCCGCAATTAGCAAACTTGTTAGTGCCGCTGAAAAAGTAGGAGGAGCCGCCAAAACATATGGTGATGACCGCATGTGGAGTCCAGCCGTTGATAAAGCTGGAAATGGATATGCAATCATTCGCTTCCTTCCAGCTAAAGAAGGAGATGACCTGCCATGGGCGCGTTTCTGGGATCATGGATTCAAGGGACCAACTGGTCGTTGGTATATTGAAAACAGTTTGACCAGTATTGGTCAGCCTGATCCTTGCAGCGAAATTAACAGCGTATTGTGGAACAGTGGCAATGAAAAGGACAAGGAAATTGCACGTGAACGCAAGCGTCGCCTGCATTACGTTTCCAACATTCTTGTTGTTAGCGATCCTGCAAATCCAGCAAATGAAGGCAAGGTTTTCCTTTATAAGTATGGAAAGAAAATCTTTGACAAGATTATGGACGTTATGCAGCCGCAATTCCAAGATGAGACACCAGTTAATCCGTTTGACTTTTGGGCTGGTGCAAACTTCCGTTTAAAGATTCGCAACTTTGAAGGTTATCGCAACTATGATAAGAGCGAGTTTGACAAAGCTAGCGAATTGTATAATGGCGATGAAGCGCAACTTGAAGAAATCTACGAGCAACTTTATAAGTTGAGCGACTTCACTGATCCTACAAAATACAAGTCATATGCTGAATTGAAGCGCAAGCTTGTTGAAGTTCTTGGTGCAGAAGCAGCAGGAACGAGTCATGAAAGTAAAAGCGTTGAAGAACCATCGCGCAGCGTGGTTGGTCGCACCGTTGAAGCAGCTGAGCCGCAACGCACAGTTCAAAGCAGCTATGAGGCAGAAACCTCAACTGTTTCTGATGATGGCGATGATGATGATGACAGCCTTAGCTACTTTGCTAAGCTTGCTCAAAGCTAATCAATAAAACCACAAATGCGCAAAGGCGGTTTATTCAGCCTTTGCGCATTTTAGTATAATTATGCCGCACTATATTAAAGTATTTAGCATTGGTACTTGTAAGGATTGCTTAACTTATCATCGCACCGTTCATGAGTTTGCAACACATCACAATATACCTTATGACATTGTAGATGTTGATCGTGAAGAAAATTTACATGAGATTTTACAACGACGGCTGCAATATATTCCGTCTACTCTGATATTTAAAGATGGCGTTTTATCACATCAGGCCGGAGAAATATTAACAAAAGAAACGCTATTACAACTTGTATATGGTAACAGCTAACCCGCAAATACTGCGCCGTTAGCAATGCATATGGATGCAGTCCAGGTGTTTGCATGACTATCAAGTGTATTGCCATTGCAATGCGCTGCGCGCCCATTAATGAATACAGTTGAGCTGCCAGTTTGCGCCTTTTCACCGCATATTGTTGAATCACCAACGGCTACAGCCTGAGTACCATTTATGAATACACTATTGCTGTTGCTTGCATATGGTGAATTGGTATGAGAGCCGCCACCGCCAATAGGATTATGTGTGGAAGCATAATCCGCACCAACTCTTGCAATACTCTTACCCATAATTAAATGCTAGCAAATCCCATTGCGCTGCCAGGCATAATAGGATCATAATTGCTTTGAGTATTATTGATTGAGCTTGTGGTATTTGTGGTTGTATTACCACCGTAATTATTAACAACGACTGGTGTTACCGATATATTTTTGCTGCTATTCATTAGTTCAGCACCAGTGGTATTGCTTATAGGAGCTACAGTTGGCATTTTATATTTCCATCCTGATGACTTGTAATCATCCCATGAATTGTAGCCAGCTTCTTTAGCTTTAAGCAATTTTTGATCATCAGTTAATGATTCAGCAGCCGGCTTAGCACCACCACCACTGGCGCCAGTTGCTTCTCCTTCTTTAGCTTTTGCTTTGAGACCAGCATATTCGTATATACTATCTGGTATTGCTTTTGCAACCCAACTCATTGGATTGAGTACACCAGATGCCGCCGGATCTGGCAATACATTTCGCAATACACTTTTTGCAAACTCTTCAGCCATACTACCAGCATTACTTACAGCAGCACCAATTGCCTCGCCCATCTGACCAGCCAATTCGGTTATAAGAGATGGAATATTCATTATCCAATCAATAAGGCCGTCTATTGCTTTGTCAATCTCATCAAATAGATTTTTGAATATATCAGTGAAAGAGAAGCTGTCTAAGTATGTGGCAATAGTATCAAAACCTAGCATACCAGCCAGCCACGATACTGCTCCTTTTAGTGTATCAAGAATAGATCCGTACATTCCTGCTAGAAATCCACCTATTGAAAAATTTTTAAATAGTCCTGATAT